TTATTCTTGCGCTAACCGAATGTCAAATGTGACCGTACCTGTATAATCTCCTGCTTTATAAGCATCAATGAGATATGCGCGAATTCCTGTTGTTGTAGTTGTTTCCCCACTATGGAAACGTCCAACGATATTAGCATTATTCGCGTCAACCATTTGATCGGTTTCAATGGTGGCATAAGCTCCTTCATTACCGCCTGACATTGGTATTCTCCCATCTTGTAAACCAGTGAGAACAATATCCACAACTTCACCTTGCGCCAAATCCATCATTGAAGCGGTGAAATAGTAAAGTGTTCCATCTGCTACAATAGTTTCAGGTATCATAACGCAATACTGACTATCTACATGGGCGGTTATTGTTGTGGTCGCGCTCCCATCGCCTAATACTTCTGTTGCATAGACGTTATACGGCGAAATCAGCATAACCGCAGCGCAAAGAATTGATAATAACTTTTTCATAATGCTTTTCTTGAAACTACAGATAGACATAAAAACGAAACAATCAGTTTATGATTGTCTGGTTTTTGCGCCTATCTATCAATAAAAAAACATAAGGAGTGTTTACATGAAACGAACAGGACGAGGAACAAAAGACGAAAAGTCTATATTTGCCGAACTGAAAGAAAGGATAGGCAATGAACATACTGCGTATTGGGTGGCGTGGAAATATGCGCCTGACCTTCTACCAGAAAAATTTAAAACATTTGATGAACTGAAAGAAAGATATTCGGCGGTCAGGAATGCAAATCTGACAGAAAGGGATTGTGAAAAATATCTTTACTATACCAAAGTGCAAGAGGCGGTTAAATGGCTCTTAAAGAAGCAGAAAGGCGCAAGGATGATAGAACTATATAACCGTTGGTATGAAATGGCGAAAACAGACGCTAATGCACTGAAGGAATTCATGAAACTACAGGATGAATTCTTTAAAGATGATGAACTGTCAGAACTTGAAAGCATTCTAAGGAATACCGCGACAACGGATGATGAGGACGAATACGAAATGACAATTTAGGAGGTGGGACGGTGAACAACAAAGAAAAGCTAATTAAAATCATGTCTGACCCCATTCTCTGGATTGAAACCTTTGTAAAGATTGTGGATAAACAAGGGCGGTTAGTTCCGTTCAAACTAAATCCACAGCAGAAATACATCATGCGGAACAAGGGCAAGTTTAACATCTGCTTGAAATCACGCCAGCTAGGAATTACGTCGGTTAGTCTTGCGAATGCGCTTTATCTGACCCATACAAAAGCAAACTGCACTTGTATGATCATGTCGTATTCACTGGACAGCGCACATGAAATATTTGAAAAGCTAAAGATATTATATAACAATCTGCCTGATAGCATCCGTCAAAAGACCGTGAACAATAACAGGACTGAACTAAAATTCGTGAACAATTCGCGGATTATCGTTTGTACTTGTGGTTCTAAAGATGCTGCGCGTGGTTCAACGCTTACATTCGTGCATATGTCAGAGGTCGCATTCATGAATGAAAACCTTGAAAAACAATTACTTGCTATCGAACAGGCGTTAACCCCTAACGGCAGTATGATACTTGAAAGCACTGCAAACGGATTAAACCTATTCAGCGAATATTGGAATAAAGCCACAACAGGCGAAGCTCCATTATGGAAACCCTTTTTCTTTCCGTGGACAAAAGATAAAGTCATGTTTGCAAATGAATATAAAGAATATGCGGACAGGTACAAAGAACTTTATAACCCCATTTCCGAGGACGATCTGACGGAAAAAGAAAAAGGACTAATGCATGATGGGGCAAGCATAGAACAGATAATGTGGAGGCGGTTAAAGATATCGAATTCTTCAGAAGAAAAGTTCTGTCAGGAATTCCCATCTAACCCCACTGAAGCATTTATATCTACTGGTTCAAACGTATTCAGCGCAGCGATGATACATGAAAGGTTAGGCACTCTGTACTTGACCAAAGAAATGAAATTACCGCCGAAATCTGACCCCATTTTAAGGAAACACAAGCAGTATTTGAAGCTATGGAAATTGCCAGTGAAGAAACACAAGTATTTCATCGGCGTTGATACCGCTGAAGGATTAGGCGGTTCAAATGACTATAGCGTGATTTCCGTAATGGATGAGGACGGTTATCAATGCGCTGAATGGAGATCCAATAAGGTAAAGCCGTATGAATTCACTGGTATAGTTCTTGCTATGGCGCACTGGTATAATGACGGACTATTGATTATAGAGCGTGCATCCGCAGGACATACGGTGTTAGATAAGATAGTGCATGAACACAGATATCATAACATATTCAAGTACAAAGAATATGATCAGCGCGGACGAAGTAAGAGAAAAGCAGGATGGGAAACATCCGCAAAGTCTAAACCTATGATGATAGGGGACTTTGTAGAATGGTTTGAAACATGGCAATGTTGCATCAATAGCAAAGACCTGTTAGAAGAAATGAAACTATATCAGATGGTCAACGGCTCTTATGCTGCTGCGTCTGGACATGATGATACTGTTATGGCGTTCGCTATGGCGATACAGGGCATGAAATCAGGACAATACTATTATCCTTGGTGATAATGGCAATGTCTTTTTTTATTGCAAAAATAACCCCATTTTTAAGGGGAATGCGAGGTAAAAAGAATTGTTAAAATTAGTCAATGCAGAAATTCAGGAACCGTCTTTTGCATGGTTCAGAGAAGAGATAAAGCAATCAGAACATGAATATAGACAAGCACAGGTGAAAAAGATATTAAACCACCTTCATAGACGGCATCAGGTACTTGACCGCCAGAAGCATACATTCATTTTCAAGAATGGAACTTTCACTCCTGCTTCTATCGTGCTACAGGGATTAAAGACCGTTATCAATTTTCATACTGCGTATTTGGTCGGAAACCCTGTTTCCCTGACAGGAACACAAGAAGCGGTTGAACACTTCAATAAAATCTATTCAAAGGGATTATACAGTAAAACAGATTGGAAGGTGCTAACCGATTTAATCACGTTTGGCGATGCTTTCGAGTATGTCTATTACGATGCAAGAACGGACACGATCAAATCAAAGGTATTCAGGAATGCGGATTGTTACCCCATTTATGACGAATACGGCGAGTATTCCTATTTCGTTGAAAACTGGAAAGACAGGAACGGAAACCAACATTATACAATCTATTTTCCCGATCACATTGATACATACGTCAATTATAAATTGGTCGATAGTGCGCCGAATGCTACAGGTCTGCCAATTCACTATGTAGGAATGGAGCGCGGTCTATATGATCAGTTTGGCGATAGCATGATGTTAGACCTTATCCCCATCATGGACAGAATAGAAGCTCTGTTATCCAAAGAAGATGATGCGGTCACGACACTATCATTAAACCCTATTCTTTCTATTCAGGGGCAGAAGGTCAGCGAAAAAGAAATGACTGATAGTAACATTTCGGGCGCGGTGCTACATCTGGACGATGGACAGAAAGCGGAATATGTGAATGCTGAAATGGATTATCCCGTGATCAAACACGAACTTGATCAGTTATACCAACAGTTTAACATGGTCGCTGCTATCCCTTCTTCAATTATCGGTCAGTCGAATATTGCGAACGTGTCAGAGAATACGACAAGCATTATCTATCAGTTGACCGAGAATAAGGGAAAGCAGAACATGAACGCGCTGATTGATGGTTTCCGCGAAAGATGGGAATATATGCGGATGCTGTCAGACCCTATTTCAGATGATGATTTCTATTCACTGAACGTTGTATTCAATTCAAGTAAACCAGTTGATACCGCTAATGATATGGCAAATATGCAGATGCAGTATAACATGGGGGCTATTTCACGGCGTACAATCATGGAACAGTCACCGTATACAACAAATGCAGCGCAAGAAATCCAAAGATTAGAGGATGAAGGAAAAGATATTACTGACCCTGTAGCCGATGATGAGTAATAGTATTTTCTGATTGTGGATAACTATGTGGATAACTTGTGGATAACTTTTATAGGTGGACTGAATAAAACCTACTGCTTTAGTAGGTTATTGTTTGGTCTGCCTATGCTGATGATTTCCTGCGCGATGGACGTATAGAAAATGAATACTATTTTTGAGGTGGCGCGGTGATCGTCAAGAATATAAAGTCTTGTGTGGATTGCGTTTAATACCTACTGATTTAGTAGGTTTTAAGATGAAAGAAGGAAGGGTGTTTTATAACTGATGATATGTTCAGATAGTGGTACTACGAAATAAAGTATAGTAAATGTTAACAAAATGTTAACACACACTTAACAATTCCTTAACATTTGACAATTCAGACAATAGGCATAATTGACAGATAATTGTATACACAATTCCGATTTTCCGTCAATCTGCACAAGAAAATTGACTGTTAGCAATATCTAACCGAGATCGGGCAAGTTTGGCACACTGGCGCATTTATCGCCGTTTCTGGCACTTCTAATAAAATGTTTGTTTTATTGGATATCGGCGCACATGATCAGGAAACCAAAGGAAGAATGAACAGGTGCAGACGGTTAGAAACTTCTATAGAATGTCCTGGTGCATCTGGCGCATGATCATAAACCTAAAAAAAGACGTTGAAAGAAAAACCTAAAAATTCTATTGACTTCTGGCTTTTGTGGTGCTAAGATAAGACCATAAAAATTAACGAACGACATTTTTTAGGTTTTTGGAGGTAATGATCATGTGTAAGATTTACGGATATTGCCGAATTTCAACGGCGAAACAGAGCATTGATAGACAGGTTAGAAACATTCTTGCATCGTTTCCGAATGCAGATATCAGAAAAGAAGTGTACACAGGTACAAAGTATCAAGGGCGTGAAGAACTGAAAAAGATACTTGATAAGGTTCAGACAGGGGATACAATCATATTTGATAGCGTTTCCCGAATGAGCAGAAATGCAGATGAAGGTATCAATCTTTACTTTGAACTTTATAACAAAGGTGTCAATCTGGTTTTCCTGAAAGAACGCCACATAGATACAGATGCATATAAGAAAGCATTAGAAAGCACTGGCATAAAGGTAAATCAGGCAGACGATACCGCCGAAAGCACACTTGTAAATGAAATCTTAGAAGCAATCAACAAGTTCATGCGCGTTAAAGCAGCCGATGATATCACGAAAGCATTTGAACAGTCCGAAAAGGAAGTAGCGGACTTACACGAAAGAACCAAAGAAGGAATTGAAACGGCGCGTTTATCTGGTAAGGATGTATGCGGAACGGTCAACAAAGGCAAGACATACACCGTTAAGAAGTCAGAACAGGCGAAAGAAATCATAAAGAAGCATTCAAAATCATTCGGCGGTACATTAGGCAATGCGGAATTGATGAAACTGGCAGGAATTACAGAACCAACGTTATTGAAGTACAAGAAGGAAATCAGACAAGAAATGATCAATAACGGCGAAATGGAATAAAGCATTCAGGAAACCAACGTATAAAAGCGTTGGTTTTTCTTTTGTGTTTACTCCGTTGGATTATCTAACGTGAAAAAAACTTTACGAAAGTAAAAAAACTACTTGACAAGATAGGAAAACACGAGCTATAGTAGTGACAACGAAAGTTCACGAACGCAAAGTAAACAATGCGATAGATAATTTTATAGGAGGTAAACATCATGACAATCAGATTTTTCAAGAATGTGCGGACGGTTGCAGACCTTAGAAGGGAATATGTAAGGCTTCTGAAAATCAATCATCCCGATAACGGCGGTTCAACAGAAACTTGTCAGGCGATCAACGCAGAATACGATTATCTGCTTGGACGTTTACCGAAAGATGAAACAGGCAAGACCGCACAAGATACCGCTGAAGCGAGAAAAGACTTCCAGATTGATAAAGCCCTTCGTGAAGTCCTGAATAAGATTATCCGCTTCGATGGTCTGGAGATCGAGATTGTAGGCTCTTGGATTTGGTGCGATGGTAACAGTTATCCGTACAAAGAAGAACTGAAGAGTTACGGTTTCCAGTGGTCAAGAGCAAGAAAGAAATGGCATTATACACCGTATGATAGCGGATATCACAAAGGACAAAAGAAAGATTTCAATGAAATTCGTAACAAGTACGGTTCAATGAAAGTCGAAAATGAAAAGGTTCAGGCGATAGCGTAACAGAATAGCGGATAGAATAAAGGGCGGTCAGGAATGACCGTCTTTTATTGTGTCTGTTATCATCTGGCAATGATCACGGCGAAATGTGACGCGGTCAGACGGTCAGAACACATAGAAGCAATGAAACAATAGATATTATATAGATGTGGATTAAATAGGGATACAGGGCGCGGAAACGGTCATAAACGGCGAATAATGGCGTTATGGCTGCTATGATCATCACTGTTTTGATGGTATTTTCACTCGTTCAATTATAGATATGCCGTTTAAAGCGTCTACAAGGCGTTTTAACGGCGTTTTGTGCTTTAGGGCTATAGATGTACCATGAAAGCATTAAAAGCCGTTACAGGGCGTTTTAGACGGTCTGAAGGGCATATAAAAGCATCTGGCAAGGTGCAGACGGTCAAAACATCCAATAGAACGTAATCAGGACGGACGCAAGGCAGAACAGAAACGGCGCATTGTAGGCGGTCAGAATGGCGTTGAATGCCCTGCAACGTGCCTATTTGCCTTTATACGGCGTTTTAGGCTTAAAGGGTATATCTGTATAGGGTAAATGTGTAAAGCGTCTTAAAATGGCTTATACGGCGTTACAGGGGCATTGTGCATAATCACAATAGAAATGATCAGATATCCCCCGAAAACGGCAACAGGGCGTTGCATGGTCGCATATTGCACAAAATCAAAAGCTATAATACCGCTCTCATTGTGCAGAGTACACAAGTACAATTTAGACTCAATTACCCCCATTTTCAGACAATTTGATACTCGTATACCCTTTTTTTTCCACCAACAAAAATTAGGAGCATCATGATCAACCGACTAAAACTCTATTTCACACACTATGATTTCACAGACGATTACTATATATCCGTCTTGAATGAACATAAATATTACCCAATTAAATCCTTATCAAGAATATGATAAGAACGTACATCGAATAGCAATGTTAGAATGCGTCTTACAAATTTTTACAGAACTGGCGCGCGCAAGCAACAACAATGAATTCAATTCACAAATCCAATCTGTTGCTTCGCAACAGCACTATGATGAAATCATAAGATGCTACAAAAACGACATTGCCATATTAAAAAACAAGGAGCATAAACTATGACCAATTTAGAAAGATTAAAACTATACCTGAACAACAAGCAGCATTTCACCGATAAAGAATACACACAGTTTCTTGAAGAATGCGGACTTGACGCATACGATGACTATTCCCACGACAACGACAAGAAAGAAATGCTTGAAACCGTTTATTCCGTCCTTCAATCTTTGGCTAATGACATTGACAATTTCCGCAAAGTAGAAACTGAATACGTCACAGTAACGGCAGCAGAGCAATATCTTGAAAAGCGTATGGCATCCATCCGCGCCGAGATTGATCGGATTGACGAGCTTGAAAAATCAGATGGAAGTACAAGCGTAACAGGATATTTGTTTTTCAATTCCTAATTCGTGAGGTGGTTTACTATGTATAACGTACTACAGAATAACTTTGAGAATACCATAGCGCGAGAAGGTATCACGATCAGCACATATATTAGCAATCAGGAATTTCAAGCGTTTTTCAGGCGATTAAATGACGGACTGAACCAGCGCGACACAATGACAATGTTCTATCCTGTTGGTTCTCCTGTTCATTCTGGTTCTATCATCACGCTGAATGATAAACAATTCATTCTGCTAAATCAGGAAAGCATAGAAAATACAGTTTATAATAAATCGGCGGTCATTCGTTGCAACGGCATGATTTCAACGGCAGATGCTAAAGTTATGAATTTACCCTTCTATGGTTCAGGAGCATCAAGCGCGTTTCCTTCATCTGGTGGCGTTTCTACAAAGTATATCGCCGTTATCAGCGGACAGACGGAAATCATCACAGAAGATTGTGAACTTGCGCGGAAACTTGCAATCAATGACAAGTTCAACGCATGGGGCAGAACATGGAAGATCGAGAATATTTTCTATGTGGATGGTATTGTTACGCTGAATATTGAAGTTCAGGCAGATGAAGAAATTACATATACCTATGATATCCGATTTACTGATATTGATGCATCTGGTTATGAAATCGGGGATACTGTTTCACTTGACGCAGTACCGACAATAAACGGAAATGACACAGAAGGAACATTGACATATACATCAAATAACACTGACGTTGCAACAATCAGCGAAAACGGCGTGATTTCCTTCGTTGATTCTGGTTCTGTATCCTTTACTATTGCATGGTCAGAACATGAAATAAGTAAAGATACCACGGAAACAACGATAGAAGAAATTCAAACGGACGTTGTAACACTTTCAGTTTCCGCGATGGAAGAAATCTATATGGGCGTGTTTGATGGTGAATGTACCGCCACGATCAAGCGGAACGGCGAAACGGTGCATGATATACCGTTTACGGCTGAAGCTACAGATTGCACCTTTGCGGATCGCATTCAGATAACCGTTAACCAGTCAACAGGACTGATAACGGCTCATGTTGACGATAGCACATATAATCTAAAGAATTTGATGAATAAGCGGTTCACACTTCTGGTTAGTGTGCCTGATTACAACTTGACGGATAGTCAGTCCGTATTGATCACAAGTTTATAATATTGGCAAAAATGCGGAAAATTGCCGAAATATAAAAGAAAGACAGGGAGCATGAAAGCTCTCTGCCTTTCCCACATACACAAACGCACATCAAGCTAATGATGGCGCATTTATTATAACCGATATCAGGACGGAAAACAATAAAAAGAAAGACAGGGCGCAAAGTCCGCTGTCTTTCAATGCAAAGCACATCTCGTGAAAGATGTACACTTAATCATAACATAAAACACAAAGAAAATCTATATTTTTACGAAATTTCTGCTTGTGGTTTAGTCCTTGATATACTCCATCAAATCACCGGGCTGAACATCGAAAAATTCACATAGCTTTTCTATGGTCTGCGTATTGACATAATCACCTTTTTTCAGTTTTGCCATTGTCGCAGGAGATAGAATACCGTTAGGATTTTCAGGTGTTTTGATCAGGTCTTTTGTTTTTAAATCCCTGTTCGTTAATAGTGCGTACATTTTGCCGTATTTCAAAGTTCCCATAATTACATAATCTCCTTGTCATATTCTTCATAGCCACATGGATAGATGATCACATCAAATAAACCTTCGATATAGGCGCATAACAGAACTTCACCTATCATTCCTTTTTGGCTTTTACCCTTCTTTGTATTGTTGCTGATAGATGAATTCAGGTTAAGGGCTGCTGTCTTGCATTTTTCACCTATTATAAGGATTTCAGGAAAGTATATTCCCCTGATAACGGTAAACGGCGTATTGACACGTTCTAATATGGCTATTGCCTGTTCTTCTTTGGTTTGTGTTTTCTTTTCTGGTTGTTCATCCGTTACAATCGGCAAATCAGGAATTTCTATTTCTTCTGTCTTGGTCAGATCGGGCGCGGTGCTTTCCGCTCCTATTTCCTGAAAACAGATTTCACATCCTAATACATCCGCTATTTCCATCACTTCAGAAAATTTTATAGTGTTCCGCATTAGCTTGTTAGTCAAGTTCTGCGAGGTCGTTTTATTGTCTGGATGGTTAGCGTTCATCAATTCAACGGCATGAACAAGAGTAACATTTCTTTCTTTAAGGAAACGTTTGATTATTTCCCTTGCGTTATATTCTTTCATGGCGTTATGCATCCTTGCTATTCATTTTCGCTAAGTAATTATAGCAGATAGGCGAGAATTCGTCAATTAACGCAAAGGAAACATGATAATCAGTGGTATTGTATTGATTACAGAATATAACTATATAGTGTTATTGCATGATTTTAGTTTTTGAAAAATGTGAAAAAATGAAACGTCAAGTAATAATCAAGTTATATCTAATGAAATTTCATGTTGACAAGATAACTATAAAGTGATATTCTATCCTTGCAAAGCACATTTTAACCTAACATTCAAGTTATATTTGAATGTTTCAAGAAGTGAGAGGTGTACAATGAAAACTGAATGGAAGGACAAGAAACGGTCAATTACCCTGACCAACGGCGAATGGAGCGGATTATCCATATTTCTGCTTATGACAACACATTTCAGGGAACAAGAGCGCGATGAATGGCGAAAACTGGCAGAAGAACGCGATGAATTCGGCAATGCGGTTTTTCGTAACGCTGAAAGCAATGCGGATTTCTGGCAGAGTCAGATTGATTTAATCGCAAAGGTGCAGACCGCCATTGATGCAATTTAAAGGTGGTGCATCATGGAGGACAAAAGCGGACGATTTCGGAAAAAGAAAGTCAATTTCTCGATGGTATCCAATTCGATCATCCGCGATGCAGATATTTCTTTGAAAGCCAAAGGATTATATGCGTTGATACAGTCCTACATAACGATTGAAAACTTTACCCTGTATAAAGGATTTCTGCAATCTAAATGCTGCGAAGGTAAGAAAGCCTTTGAAAGCGCATGGCAAGAATTAAAGAAATCTGGTTATCTGGTTCAATATCGGATGCAGGACAGCGAAACCAAACAATTCTATTGGGAATATGAATTGCTTGACGAGATCGAGCCAGTACCCCAAAAAGGGGGATATGGCAAAGATAAGCCACTACCCCAAAAGGGATGTTATGGCTCAAGGGATGAACGGCAAGCGGATAGCATGGAGAACGGAGGCGATATAACTAATACTTCATTTACTAATACTGATTTGAATAATACCCATCAAATCATATCTACTGCGGATGTGATGGAGCAGATCGGATATATCGCATTCAATCAGATAGACAGAGGTCAAGTAGATGAAATAGTTATGTTGATGGTGGAAGTGCTGAATATGCCAGATGATAAAACAATCAGGATTGCAAGAACTGAATTATCATCGGCGGTTGTCAAAGGGCGGTTCCTGAAAATACATCAATTCCACATTGAATATGTTCTGGAATGCCTGAAGCGTAACACAGTGAAGATAACCAATATAAAAAGTTATCTGCTAACGGCTCTGTACAATGCACCGTCAACAATGGATAGCTACTATCAGAACATGGTTAATCATGACCTGTACGGAACGGATTAAAGAAAGGAGTGCGGATGGACTTAACGGAACTTGCGTTAAAGTATATGGTTCTCGGCGGTCGGTTGGTTCAGTTATTGAACCTTCCGACATTAACCGACAACGAACAGAAAGAACTTGATAGCGTTGATAAGGAAATGCAGAAGGTCAGCGCGGAAATGTGGAGGGTAAGATGCACGAACTGAACAGAACGGACGTTTTACTAATGACCACGTTAGAAAACAACAAAGCCGATAATCCTGCTTTTGGATTAACCATAGAGGAAATCATGGTATTCATCGCAGAAAACGGCAATAAAAAAAGCCGTATGACAGTTTATCGGCGGTTGCGCGGTCTGGTAGAAATCCAATTCATCGCTAAAGGCGTACTTGAAAACCATGCAGATACTTTTTACCTGTTGGATAAGGGTAAATCATTCTTAGGAAAGGGGCAAGCGGAATGAATATCAAGGCAGATACCCTATTCATAGGGTTAGGAAACTGCGGATGCAAGATTACAAAGCTATTCGCGGAGTTGGGATATTCGGCAATGTTCGCCAATGGCAGCGAACAGGATTTGAAGGTTCTCGGTGATCAGAAAGGCATTTTCAAGCTAAACGGTTATGACGGTTTCGGCGGTCACAGGGAAAAGGCTATGAACTGCCTTTGTGATAATGCGGAATTCACCAATGCATTAGAGGACATTCCGCAAAGTCTAATCTTCATCGTTTATGCTTCTGGTGGTTCAACTGGTTCTGGTTTATCTTCCGTTGTGGCGCAGTACATCATTGATGTTTACGGCGAAACGAAAACAATCTGTATGTGTCCTGTATTGCCTAACGTCAAGGAAGATACCAACAAGTTATGGAATGGTTATCAGGTCGGCGCGGAGCTTTCACAGATGGACGGAATAGGCGCGACATTCTTTATAGATAACAATTCAGGCGATAACCTGAAGCAGATAAACCGCACATTCGTTAAAGTCCTGAATGCTTATCTGACAGATGATACATGGTCGGATGCTAACAACTTTGATGAAGCGGAAAGAATGGAACTGCTGAAGGAACAGGGCGCAATGATCATTAGCCAGTCCGACAGGCAGTATAAAATTCTTGACGATCTTCTGAACAATACCATCTTTGCACCGATTGAAAATGATAAGGTGGTCGGCAAATTCGGAATTGTTCACGGCGGTAAGCGCGACATTTCCATTGATGCGCTGATTGCTGAAGTCGGAAAACCTTTTAACATCTTTGAAGGTTTCGGCAAAAACGGCACCATGATAGCTATATCAGGTCTGACATTCCCCTATACCAGAATAAAGGAAATCGGGGAACTTGCGAAAAAGGCGCAACAGGAACGACAGCGGAACATTGAAGCACGAAAGGCACATTCTTTACCTTCCCTTGACATTATGGGAATGATGAACACAAAGAAACCAGAAGCACCAAAACCAAAGTTAACAGGGCGTGAAGCATTGATGGCGATGCGGTCACGGATGGCAAACTAATAAATCACAAAGCCGAAAGGCAGAAAGGCGGTCACTATGGAAAACAGATTTTATGCAATGTATGTAACAACGAAGGATGTTCTTGTATTCATGAACGAATGGGAACGTGATGATTATGTCGTGATGGAGCAGTTAGTTCATCCTGAATGCATCGCGGTTTCATACGATGAAGTGAAAGACCTGATTGCAGGAAAGACCCCTGTATACGATGAGGGTTTCGGATGTGACGCAATCCTCGCAGCATGATCAAGTTAAAATCCATGCGCTATCTATCAAGGTGGCGCATGGTTCTCTCTCACTATAAAGCCAATAGGCAGAAAGGCGGTAACTATGACATTTGATGATTTTGGTTTGAACCCTAAATGTAACGTATTCGAGGAAGTTCCTGATGGTGAATTTACTAATGGTAACTGCGTTGATTATGCTCTTGAACATATCCCGAATGAGAGCGCGGTTTTCATCATTGGTAAAGACGATGGAACAGTGATAACGATTGTTAATCGGAAAGATAACCCTGATGATTGCGAACACAAGCGGTTATCAGATATGTTTGTAAATGCTGATTATGAAGGACTTGAAGCCAGTGCAAAGATGATCGGCGCGTGGATTATGGAATTCATGCAGGAGAATGATTTCAACAAGTACGGAATTATCATTCTTAACCCTAATCAGAGCTATGAAGTGGTTAACCACTAAAACCAATAAAACGTTGCATTTTATTGGATTAGTAAACGGTTTACACATTCTTAACAATTAGTTAATAAAACTGTAATAAAACCATTGACAGCGGATTTCTGGCGAGTTACAATGATCATGTATAACTGAATACGCGAATAGCTAAGATGTGATGCGGACGCACAACAAGCGGATGATGCTAAACTGACCTGATTGCTATAGTACACCTGAATTATTATACTCGTGCTATTCGTTCAATGCCAATGCAGACAGGGGCATGATGATACTTTAACAAGTATTGTCATGTCCTTTTTGTTTTGTGTAGAAAATCCAATAAAATTTTCCGCATTCCGACTTGAACGAAAACATACTAATTTAGTCGAAAAAGTGTCAAAATTCAATTTTTGTAATAATGAGGGGGATATAGGGAAGTTTTAATCAAGCGTGGACAGCGCAATTTTAAGATGAACACACAGAAAATGTACTGTTTCCGTATGGTTCAAAGCCTATATAGAAAGTCATAATCATGAAGGGGAATATGTCACGGTGCGTTTTTTAAGATGAATTGATTTTTATGCCGCTGAAATGCTACAGAAACAGTATCTTTATAGACACTGCGAAAAAAGACCTATGAACGTAATAAAGGAAGGAGATATAAGTCCGCTTATCAATTTAAGATGAAAGCTCTTTAAGGTTACTGAAATAGTGCATTGTTAAGGGCGCTGCATGATTCAGTGATATGAAGGGGAAAGAATGTAACGATAACGATTTGAAGAGAATTGATAAAGCACCATCAATAAACACGCTGATTTAGTGCCTTAATTCAGGCACGAAAAATAGATGGATATTCCTAATATTGAAGGGGAGTATACCCTGATTATTTTTTTTAATCCTAAACTAATACGATAAAACAAAAAGGAGATAATAACATGATTGTAAAAAGGGCAAAAGACTTTATGGATGAATTAGGTCTACCAGTAACGAGATTTGCAAAGTGCGTTAATCTATCGCCTGATACTATCCGTCAATGGTTGGCAGGAACTTTGAATTTGCGAGAAAGCAATCTGAAAAGAATAGACGAATTTTTGAAATCATTTAACAGGTGATTTCGCCAGTCCGTCTAAACAACGGACAAATTGCAAGCTCATATATATTATATAACAACAATATATTCACTAATATTAAAGTATAGAATAATTACTTTCCTATACGTAGTCAAGTCCAAATTTGTGTGTAAATTACCTTTAGGCATCTGTTGATGCAGGGGATGTCCTCATCCCCTAACCGCGCCTTTGCACTCCGGAGCAATCCTGTCAAGGACGCAGGACGCACCTCGAAGAGGTTTCCTTGACTGGATTGCGGAGGGGTGCTGCCTGGCATTACGCAGCCAGCAGGCTGGCCTGTTCCTCAGCTATTCTATGGAACTGATCCTTGGCATCGGACCCCAGCAGGTTCTGATAAGCCTGCTGACTGAAGATGGCCTTCCTGGACTGACTGATGCTGTTCTGCTCGATAAGTACTGAACCCATCAGTCGGATCAGAGAATCTTCGTTTGGGAAGATCCCAATCACCTTTGAGCGCCGTTTAAGTTCCTTGTTCAGCCGCTCGATGTGGTTCGATGTCCGGAAGAACTTACGCATACCCAATGGAAGGGTCATGACGGTCATGGAGCTTTCAAAGCCATCATCCAGGCAGGACATGGCAGCCTCAGCTACATCACGGTACTCGGCAATGATCTCATCGCGCTTTTTGCGGGCCTCTGCCAGAGTCTTACTGTTGAACATCTCCTGCAGCTCGGAGCGCAGACCCGACTGGTACTTCTTCGGGGCTTTATCCGAGATGTTCCTTGAAAAGTGGAACTGGCAGCGCTGCCATGGAACGTCCGGGAACACTTTGCTGAGTGCGTGTATGATTCCCTCATGCGCATCGGATGTGACCATCAGTAAGCCGCAGAGACCACGTTTTTTCAAGCGGAGCAGGAAGTCCGTCCAAGTCTCTTTGGATTCGTTTGGATAGGCGGAAAACCCAAGGACTTCGCGGATACCATGTTCATTCGTGCCATAGGCAATCATCAGGGCTTTCGAGATGATCCGGCCATTCTCACGAATCTTAAAGTATGTAGCATCTACTGTCAGGAAGGGGTAGTTTCCTTCAAGAGGACGATTGCGGAAGGCTTCTACTTCTTTGTCCAGATCCCGGCAGAGATCCGAGACAGCCGACTTCGAAACCGAAGTACCGCAAAGAGTTTCAACGACATTCGAAACCTTCCTGGTGGAGACTCCGCTGACTACCATCTCGGCCATAGCCGCGATCAGTGCTGCTTCACTGCGAGAGTAGTTCTCGAATATCATCGTCTTAAAAGGCTCTTTACGATGGCGGGGAACGCTGAGTGTAATCTTCCCGATACGAGTTTTGAGATCGCGTTCACGGAAGCCGTTACGGCTGTCCGTGCGCTCCTCTGACCGCTCATACGGAGCGGCCTTAAGCTGTTCCTGCGATTCGACCTTCAGAATGCTGTTGAGGCTGTTCTGAAGCAGCGTGCGGAAAGCCTCATCGCGATCCGTGGAAAGTAACTGTAGAATTTCTTCCTGATTCAATGTAATATTGAGCTGAGCCAT